CCCCTCGTCTGTAAGTATCCCGGTATCTTCTCAAACAAGATGACGGGCTTTCTCAAAAGGTGTGCGTCAAACAGGATGGACGAGTAGTCCGTTATCACCACATCCGCATCCATAAGGTATGGATTCGAGGGTTCATCATGGGAAACTTCCACGATATGTCTGTACTCCCCGAACAGAATCCTCTTCGTCATCGGATGGGGTTTCACCACAAAGACCTCGTTATCTGTTAAGGACTCGTCTATCAGACTCCAGTCAATGAGCGGTAATGGGGTTTCTTCGCTCGTCCTCCAAGTAGGTACATAGAGATATGCCCTTTTCTTGGCGAGGAAGGTCTTCCCATCACCCTTCTTGCTCGTAAGGTAGATATCCGTCCGTGGCATCCCCAAGGGGAGGATGGACTTTTCGGGAACTCCCGTCTGCCTTGCCACGATGGGTATCATCTCCTCACTGGTAGTCACGATGTAGTCCAACAGTTCAGCGAACCTTCTTGAATAGTAAGGTCTCGGTTGGTCTAATCCACCCGTCTTTCCTGCGCCGAACCCATGACCGATGAATACCGCTTTGCCGGGGGATGCGGTGATGTACTCATCGCACACCCTCACGCTGTACGGTGTCATGTCGGGGTTGTGCCGCCAGTCGATGGTCTTCACGAACTCCTTTTCCCCATCGTAAGCATCGAACACCGTCTTGATGTTCTCCGCTCGTTCAAGGGCCTTGTTGCTCGTGAACAGGATCATCAGGTCGAACCAGTCGCACCAGTAGCACCAGTAGCACCGTTCACACCGATGTTGGTGCGGAAGATGACTGCCGGGAGTGCGGAATACAGAGCAGACTCATAAGAGATACCGCTGTGTTCCTGTGCCTTGACTGCATCGATGATGCCCATGACTACAGCCGCACCATTCGGGTTCTCTGCGGTGTCAACATCATACAGAAGGATGCCGACTGCGCCCGATCCAGTGGTGTATGCGCCGTTCTCGGTCAGGGGAGTACCCGCCTTAACGACAGTACCGCTCATCGGGGTTGCTACTTTGATGGGGATAGCCTGAAAATCATCGGAAGCGAGGATCTCGACCGTCCCACCATAAGAGGTTGTGGAAAACTTCATGCCTTTTCTCCTTTACTGAAAGTTCTTTAGTGTTTCTTTAGCCGCTTTCATGGATGCGGCCTTCCTTGCTCCAAGGGTCTTGCCGATGTTATCGCCCTTATCGTCACCGTCTCCCATCGGGGGCTTGTCCAGTTCTCCAAGGGCATCAGCTTTGATCTTCTTCGCTAAAGCATCGAGAAATGCTTTCTCGTTGGCAAAGACCTTCTCATGGTCACCCTTCTGAAGGGCTTCCGCAGTATCAGCGGCAAGTTTTTCGTCCATGCCCTGTGCGAGATACTTCGCCTTGTAGGTGCTGACGAGTTTCTCCTTCTCAAGGGAATCGACCTTCTCTTGGAGTTCTTTCATTCTCGCATCGGTCTCTTCCTTCGCTTTCTGCTCATCAGTCTTGCTTGCGTCAAGTTGCTTCTTGTAACCCGCCGCTTCGGATGCTTTCTTGTCGAACACATCCTTCTTCACCCATCCCGTGAAATCGGGGTCGGGCATCTCAAATGCCTCTAAGGCTTTGAGTTTGTCTTCTGCGGACATCTCCGCATAACCTTCGATCTTCGTTACATCGATCTTTGCCATTTCCATTTCCTTTCCGGGTTTTAAAGACTTCTCTGTCTGTTGTTTGGGATTTATCGCTTCTCTGCGTTTTGTGCTTTTACGTCATCTCCGACAATGGGCGAGGGGGGATTTGAACTCCCCGTCTGTTTCATCCTAAGAAACCGCTTCACCTGACTTAAGCTACACGCCCACCTCTCTGAAGGGAGTAAGGAAATGTATATGAAAAGAGCCACTGGTTTCCCAGTAGCCCTCATCATAGCTTTCACTTATGTCAACCTACATAAGCCTTGTTCTTCCGTTCGATCCTGATCGCTACGATCTTTCCGTGTTCCCGGTGCAATTCGTAGATTGCGTCCCTCTTGAGTATCTCATCAAGAATCTGTTCTATTGTTTTTTCCATGCTTCCACCCAACATCTGCAACCTATGTGCGGTTTAGTCGGAATCTTGTTGATCGGATATATCTTGCCGTCCCTCTCCTTGCACGTTCTGCATCTCCGATTGTCGTTCACGCTAATCCACACGACCATTTCCTCACCCTCATCCTTCATAGACTGGATATGGGCTGTATCAGCTACAATGTCCCCGTACTGCTTGAACATATTCGAGAAGTATTTCAGGGCATTGTCATGCTCCTTGTCAGGATTGTCGCTTGCGATGACCGCTTCGAGGTGTCTCCCCTTCTTCCTCTCCAACTCATGGTCGAATCGGTAAAGGGTGACGGGGTCGTAAGTCTTCAAAACCTTTTTCTCGACCCACTCCTTATCCATGAACTTTTCCCCGTATTTCTTAGCGATACTCTCGTATGCATCCAAGCAGAGGAAGTAGAGGTCTTCGTAGAAGTCATCGATGTATTTGATGAAGTCCCTGTTCTTCTTGAACTTCTTCGCCTTTAACTTACGGAACAGACGGATGATCCTTCCCAAATAAAAGGTGACCACCCTGTCAACGTACTGGTATTCATTCAGTTCGTCCGAACGTATCTGCGCCATTGTTTTCCTTTGCGGCATCTATCTCAGCCTGACGTTCCCTTTCAAGCCGCTCGACCTCTTCCTTAAGTTTCTGTTCAGCGTATTCCTTGCTCTGCGTGTACGCTACTTCCGCATCCGGGAACATACCGCAATGTTCAAACGCTAACTTCGGAGCGATGAGGTCGTTGTTCAGCATCTCGCAGAGGACTTGAGCCTTCATTTGGATGTTCTCGTAGTTCCTCCTCGTGAACCTCGGCTCTATCTGATTTGCCTTGAGGTCGAGGCTTCTCCGCTGATTCACTATCTTTAAAGCGATGCGGATGAACTCCTTCTCGGAGAGTTTGAACATCATCTCGGTATCCTTCGCCCTCGTCTCAGCCGCTGACCATCCGTCTCTCAAGACCACTGCGCTTCCTGTGTCGGATGTCGAAGACCCGCCGTTCCTGTTCGGCATACCGCAGATGTCGAGCATCGTCTGATATGTGTAATCAACGAGTTCCTGTGTCTGCGACTGGTTCAGTTCCTGAATAAGGTACTTGATGTCTCCGTCCGGGGGAACTTTGATCGCTCCCTCTTTCCGCAACTGGGCGAAATCCTCTGATGTTATGTCAACTCCCTTGAACACCATCAGGGCTTGCACGAACTGCTCCACGCCGTCCATCCTGTTGGATGCTAGGTTGTTCAGTTCATCGATCAGGTCGATAACGATCTCAAACGCACCCAGTCTCGCTACGTTGGCGGGGTACTCGATGATCGGTACTTCCCTCAACGGATTTGGCTTGTCCTTGACGATCTTCCCTTTCTCGACCTCGAAGTACCGCTTCTTCGTATAACAGCAGTACCGTGGGATGCTCTTGTTGTACACCACGCAGACACCCATCAGCCGCTCGTTACCTAAACCACTGGAATAGACTACGAAGGTGTTCCTTGGGTCGAGCGTGTATATCTCGAACGGTGACTCATCCTCGTTGTTTTCGCTGTCGGCGAAGATCATCCTATAGGATGTACCCGATATATGAAACCAGTCTGCGAGTTGCTTGTCCTTGGAAGCTTTGTCTTCTTCGAACATATACTCGTTGAAAATGTTCAACTGGTCTACGGAGTCCCCATTCCTAGACACGTACTGGACGGGTTCGCCCATCAGGTATCCAGTCTTGAAGGAAACGATCTCATTCGCCCGGTTCTCCACGACCTTATTGCAGATTTCGGGACGCTCCAGTTTCTCACGGTTGTAGATATGGTGTTTCCCTCTGTAATAATCGTACAGAATCTGCGTATCTGTTCTGTTTTTCTTGTAAATGGGGATAGCTTTGTCGATGACATCAAGAAGGTTGCCCCTGTTGACCTCTTCGACATTAGCGTATATAACGTGTCTTCCGAATAGTTTCAAAGCGGTGACCTCAGATTTTGTGGAACATAAAATAACGCAATATCTCCCTTGCTCGGATTATGTTAACCATAGAATCGTTCATTTGTCAAGGTTTAGAACGGTTTTTTGAACACGGTGTAAGCCCCGGCGGGGTTTCTTACCATGTCCATCAGCATCGCCAGTGAATCGGGTGCGTCATCGTGCTTGTTTTTGCCGATCATTTTGAACGAGAACACTTGTTGCATGAAGAGGTTGTACTCCTTCGACCTCTTAGATGGTTCAAGGAAGATGCACATATCCCTTATGTCGGGGGCTTTGTCGAAAATCCGCTGTTCCTTGGAGGTATTCGGTGGAGCGGGCTTGGTCGTGATGCTCAGACGGTATCCCTTCGCTTTTAAAAAGTCCTCCACCCCTTCTTTGTAAGGGAGGGTCATCTTATTCGCTTCGATCTGTAAAGCGTCTATCGACCATTTACGTGCTTTCTCAGCGATCTCGGGCTGTGTCTTCGTTTTGTCTTCGTTGGAGAAGACCACATCCACGATGTAGATATCGTTCCCGTACTGGTAAGCAATTGGGGAAGCTGTGAAGTCCCCTCCTCCGAATGCGGGGTCGCAAGCCATGAACTTTCGGTCGGGTACTCTCTCAGGTAACTCCCCGTTGTAATATCTAAATCCGTCCGGGGTGAACAGAGTACCCTCTCTCTCGATAGGTTCTCCCTGATACTGCGCTGACCATGAAGCAAGGTCATTGTTATGCTCGAAACTCGCTCTTCTCTGTCGGTAGAACTGGGTGCTAAATCCAACTCCGTAGTCATAGTCGAAGTTCGACTCGTCATTCTCGTCTAAAGCGGGTAAATTTATCACTTTGTACCTTCGGTCAGCGAACTCCGGGGACTCTTCGAGCATCATCATGCGGACTCCCGCAGGATCGGCGATAGACCACCTCGTACCGACCCACAGGAGTTTCGCTTTTTCCTTTGCTCTCGGAATCAAATTGTTATCGACCTTCGACCACGCCGCTACCAGTCGGTCTTTGTTTAACGCTTCCTCGATACCACCTATAAGGTCATCGGAGATCAGCATCCCGGAACAGTCACACGCTCCGTTCAATGTACCGTATAAAGACCGACAAGTGAGGGACGGGTATCTCTTCCTTCTCCCAATATCCAAGGTCTCCAACTGGGCGTTCTTGTTCGAGATCCCCTCGTTGAATACGTCACCCCATTTGTAAGTAATAGGATCGGTGATGATCTCCAACACGCCGCTGTAGAACGCATTCGTGATGTAATCCGAATATGCAGAATAGAGATTCGACCGTTCAGAATCCTTCCCTATCAACCAAGTAACAAGGAAGACCAACAGGGTCGTTTTCCCGGTTCTCGGGGGTTGTGAAATGAACAGTTCATCAAGCTTGTCATCGACCAAGTCTTGGATCGCGTCTACAGCCTGCTTGAGTATCTTCCTCCTCGGTTGGTAGAACCGCTCGGATGGTCTTC